GTAGCGAAATAGTCAATTTTTGATGCGTCAATGTAGCCAGCCTTTTCCAATTCTTCTTTGTTGTCAAAAATGCGCGCGTGTCTGTGGGTTTCAAAGTTTATCAAATTATCCTTTTTAGATCCTGTACTAAAAATCACATCCATATTATTGGGCAATTCTTTGCCTAAAAATAGCGGGATGCTTTTAGTATATGCGTAAAATTTTACCTTTGGGTTATCGTTGGCAATTGTTATCCATTTTTCCAAATATTCTTTTGAATAAAAGTCGCCCGAGTCGTGAATTCGTATTGCGTCTGCTTTCTTCTTTTTTATTTCAATATTCATTAAAGCAACAAAAATACTTTTTTTAGTCAATTGATAGCGCTCCTCCATTAGTTGCCCAATTTTCGGAAAGCGTTTGTAGTTTCCTTTCTGGGCATAACAATATTTTACGCAACTATCCGCAAATGGGCACGTCAATTTTCCGCTACTACTTTTATAGGCGGGTATTGAAAAGTTAAAAATGTTCATCCCTACTTTTTTGCCTGTCTCCTTTATTTTTCCGTTTTGTGTGAGTAAATTCATTCTATTAATTTTTAAAATGTTTCTTTGTTATTTCTATAACTTCCTCAATAATATGACTGTTATCACTTTCTAAAATTGTGTTAACTAAAAAAGTGATTTCATCAATAGGACAGCTACATTCATTTAATAGCCAATTTGCGTAAATTTCCGCATCTTCTAATTTTACTTTCATAAGGCTAAAAATTATAAGTTATTTTATTAAATGTAATTCGATTAACTGTGTCTAAGTTAATTGAGCGATATTCATTTTTTTGTAGATCAAAAACGCGCAAAATACCGTTATCGATTGGCTTAGTTATTTTTATAGTTTTGCCATTATTTGCAAGGTATTTTTTTACTCCAGTTCTGCAATTCATAATTCTTTTAGTGCCATCCTTTTTAGTAAATTCTACAGTAAAAAATTGACCTTTTAAAAGTTCTATTAATTTAATTAATGTGTTTCTTGTTTCCATTTGTTTTGTTTTTAGTTGATTAATAAAGTTTAAAGATTAGCGATTAAAATATTTACAAATAAGTAAATAAAAAAAGAAATTAAAAAAAGGTATTGAGCTGTCTTGAATGCTCGCCCTAATTTCGCTGCTGTTGTTTGTTGTTTGTTTGTTTTCATTTGTTTGTTTTTAGTTTATTGTATTTGCGTTGTGCTCTTTGCACGTTGCAAATATGAAACGTTTTTGTGACACTAAAAAACTTTTTTCGATAAAAATGTTGAAAAAATGTTAATTTATATTAATTCTAAATAAGGGCAAAGAATAAAAAAAAGGGAATCAGAAATGACCCCCTATTGAATTTATACCCCTATTGAATTCACAAGGGTATTGAATTTAAAACCCTATTGAATTTATTCTACACAATAATCGATTGCCTCGCAATGCTCGTAACATTGAGAACAAATTTCGGTTTCGATCGGAACGAGTGGCGCACCACAGCAATTACTTACTACCATCTTTTCTAATTATTAATTGTTTATCTATACTATCCATCAGCTCTAATAGCTCTCGTATATCATCTCCATAATGTCTCTTGTTGCCAATGACAAGGGCGATACAGTCTTGAATTAAATCCAATTGATCTTTGTTCAAGTCTATTTTAATTGTTCTCATAATCAAATATTGTTATTTGTCGTTCGTTTTGTTTTCTTATTATTCCTAAAGCTGTTTCTAATATAGTTTTCCCTGCTTCATAGTCAACAAGATTTCTTGCTATTTTTAATATTAATTGATTTCCTTTATATTTAGTAAAATCAAAATCGTGATATTTATTATAATGATTTAAACTTTCAGAATTAGTAGTATTTTCCTTTAGTTTTTTACTTCTTGTACTTAAATTTTTTGGCAAAATAAAATTAGTCCAATATAAATGACGACCTCTTTTTTGAGATGGTATAAGTGGCTCATAATAAGGAATAACATTCTCTACAACATATTTACCTTTAAAATGATGTTGTAAAAAAATTATCTCTTGATAAAGTTTCATATCAGGATACATTGGTTTTTTACCATTAGCTCCAAAACCCCAATATCTGGCTCTACTATGAGTAGGGCAAGGTGGGGAACTCCATATAAAATCAAACTCTTTATAATGGTCTAATAAGTATTGATGTGCATCTGCTATTATTACTTTATCATTTGGAAATCGTTCTTGATATAGTTTTGCAAGTTCTTCATCCCATTCAACTGCTGTAACCTGGATATCAGTTACCTCATCCCATTTGTATCTATTACCACCCAAACAAGCGTATAAATTTAAAATCTTCATCTTTATTTAGCTTTAACTCTCTCATTGAAAAATTCTTCTTCGTATTGATCCATAATCTCTATAAGCGCATTCAATTGATCTACATACTCAAATATCTTAAATGGCTCTGACAATATATTTCTACGTTCGGCAAACAACAATTCATTAAGTATAGTTACTTGCGATTCTGTTAATGGGATTAGTTTAGTTTTAGCTTCCATAGTCTAATTAAGTTTAGGATAATACTCACTATAGGATTGAGAAAAGGCTGCGAAGCAAAATACTGCATAGCTGTAATCATCATTGCCTTCGCTAAGGTATCTGCCAAAGTCGTTATTCAACTCTTCTCTGTGGATTTCGTAGAAATGATAGAAAGCATAGCCAACTTCCATCAGTTTCTCTGGGTCAATTCTTAAGTCTAAATGATCTTTCATAATTATCTTTGTTTAAAATTATATCGCAAGTTAATAATTATTTTGCAACTGCCAAATATTTTAGCAAAAAAATATAAAAAAAAGAACCCCCTATTTCTAGGAGGCTCAAATTAACAAAACAAACTTATGAAAAAAAGTCATCAAAAGACTTCGCTAAGATATATATAGTTTTTTAAATATGCAAATTTATCTTACAATATACATTCCTTTTGGCACTGTCCTGGTTAATATATATTCAACCCCATACCTTGCCGCATCTATAAGGTGATTGTAATTGTCTATAGGTTTAACTCCTTTAATACTCCAAACGTAGTTATTGAATTCTTTGACTAAGTTTTCTCCTTCCAGGTTAATATTGTAATCTTGCATAAGGGCAATCCCACTTAATATACTTCCTTTCTTCTTTACTGTAGGCGTAACATTTAAAGGTGGGTCTTTCATCTTCATCTCTGACAAAAGTCTCGGTTCGCTATTATCACAGACAATTAACTTTCTACCTGCTACTCTTCTACAATGTTCGTATATCTGGGAAGTAACTAAACCTTTCTTATATAGATGTTCTTTTAACCAAATAATTTTTCTAACTTTGTCAATGGCAATTTCTACAAGAGCCGACTGATCTCTGGCAAATCCAAAATCTAATGCAAAGATTGAATCTATTTCGGTATTGAATTCACCTATCTGCCAATCATCGAAGACAACTCCCTCAGCTTTTTGTAGCCATCCACCCATTATCTGGTGATTATATTTCTCTGGTCTCCTTCTTTTTATATCCTCTATTTGTTCTACAAAAGACCCCGATAGATTGTCTATATTATCTAAATAAGTAGTGTGGATATAGGTTACACCTTCTTTCGTTCCGTTCCATCCATCTGGTATTTGCCTATTCTGAAAGAACCTTTGGTATATCCAATGCTCCTTAGTAGTTGGGTTCAATATCAACACACATCTATTCTTGGCAACTTTACTACGAATAGAATAATCAATCTTGTCAAAACTAACTTCATCATTTAATTCCTCAGCCTCGTCAAGTACAAAAGTATTTACTCCTTGTATTGACTTTAGTTTTGCAGTCTGATCACCACTCGCAGTTTTAATCCCACTAAAATATATAGAACTTCCAGTAAGTTTATTCTTAATCTCGGTCTTTGTTATAATGAATTGATCTTCAACCCCCATAAGCTCCAGCTTCTCTCTAAACTCTGGAATGATACTCATCTCAGCACTACTCATTGTGTATCGAGTAAATAGTGTTTTGGTGTTTTGTTCGTAAGTAAGTAATACAAGGAATGTATTTATAGCAAAAGACTTACCAGAACCTCTACCTCCAGTAACTACAAAATATCTGCTATCGCTATTAAATAGAGATTGATACTTAGGATTTAAATCTATTTTATTTGACATTTACCAGAAATTGTTTTCGGTTAAATATTTTGGATCGTAACAAGGGAGGTACTCCCCATTCATTATATGGTGAAAAATAACTCCAGGCTTATTTATATTTTCATTTTCCATCTTTATTGAAATTATAATTATTGAAGGTATCTCTCCATTTGCCACTTAAATTGAATCTTATAGCCTGCATATTACCTTCATTGCGGAATATAAAAAACCCATTGTAATAAGTGGAATAAACTGCGAAATAATCTATAAGTTCTATAGAATAATCTTTTTGACTATTCTGTATATTTATTTTGATATTAGATTCTCCATCTGAAGGCTCTTTGCCTGTAGATTTTATTTGCACCTTATATAGTCCACTATGAGTATCAACAATACAGTCATAAACGCTAGAATCCAAAATAGGCTTACTAACATTGTAACCTCTTTTAATACATTCAGCAAAGAACAAAGTCTCTCCATAGCATCCTATATAATTACAATCAGTCATTATTTTTGGCTATCCCAATCGTTTTTTCTCATCTTATAATGGTAACCAACTATTGGATTCACTATATAATTCCAAAAGTCCTCTGGCATCTCCATTCCCTGATTAATTACCAAACTATCAATCTTCGTTTTCTGTTTCATCTTCTATCTCTACATCTATTACTTTAGGCTTGGCAAAGTCAACTACTGGAATATTAATATTCGTATTGACATTTATATCCTGCTGTTCTTTAGGTTTCCCATATCTATATTCCCAAAGCATTTTAGTATAATTGAAATTACCTTCAGCAGCTTTTTGGGCAACGTGAATCCAAGCCTTTTCCTCGCTACCAAACGCTTTTGTAAGTGCCTTTAACGTAAGGGCATTGGTTTCTCTTTCTTTTATCTTAGGTGGTCTTCCCTGACCTCTTGAGACTCCCTTAATCGATCCGTTGTTTTTTCTTCCGTCTATTTTCTTTGGTTTATCTTGATCTTCCATCTAAACAACAATATTACCTTTTGACTTTAAATAACCATTTTGTATTCTTAGTTGTTTGTTCTCTTCCACTATAATAGTGTACTCATTCAATCTGTTTGATAGACAATTGTATTCAAATAGAATCTTTTCGTATTTTTCATTTAGATTTTTATATTCTACTTCCCAGAAGTTTTCTAAATTATCAGATAGCTTGAATCCTTTTGGATTTAATTGAGCTGCGGTTAAAAGTCTTTCTTTTAATATTTCGTAATCTCTTCTTAAATCTTTATCGTATTCAATCCAATTGTTTATTTGTTTGAGGAAATGTAAAACTGTAGAATGATCTCTATTCATAGTTTCGCCAATCTCTTCAAGCGAACATCTCGTATTATCTCTAAGCAATTTGTAATAAATGGCTCTAGCCTCAACATATACCCTTTTACGGACATTCTTTGTTATTTCTATCTTGTAATAGTCTTCTACTAATTCCTTAATTAATTTTTGTGTGTTTGTCATTTTCTATATTCTTTTTTAATATCTCTAAAATCTTTTAGGGCTTCCAATATCCCTTGGCAACATTCATAATGTTCTATATCACGATAATAATGGAGCAAATCTTCGCTATCCTTTTCGGTTAACACACCAATAGTTAGCGACAAGTATACATCAGTATAGCATTCTTCTTTACTAGAGTACGTCATATAAATAGAATTCATCAACTGCCTTTTTGCCATCTACAAAATAATCTGTATATATTTGTAGGGCTTCCATAGTTTTATGTTCACCTCGATGGTAAAATTCTTTACTACAATCAAAGATTCCTATTTGATGGGAACTTTTATTTATCACAACAAATTTAAAATCCTTGTAGCTAATTCCAAATAAATAGCAATATATAAAACATTGCATATCATACCCATAAGAATCTGCTGAATACTTAAATGAAGACAATGGCTTACTTGTTGTTTTAAGGTCAACGATAAATCCATTGCCTAAAATATCAGCCTTGCCTCTGAATGGAAATCCAGCAATCATTCCGATAATAGCTACCTCTTTACGAGTGTCATTAAGATAGTGGGAAACTTTAGAATTGCCAAAATAAGCTGCTGCCATCATTTCCGCATTGTCTTTCTCTTTTATAGTATAGACATTATCTTCTCCATATTCCTGGACTGCTAATTTGTATATCTTAGTATTTTTACTCTGGACATCTATAAAATGAAGTGAATTCCATTTTTCTGGTTCTAACAATCTATAATGGAATAAAGTTCCATCTCTAAATTCTTGTCTTGATTCACCGCTACCATTTAAGCTATTTTTATAAGCTCTGGGCGATTCCAATAATTTACCACAAGCTGAACTGGATAAGGCATTTTTACCTAAATACCCAAAATAAAACTTGTCATCTTGCATTTGAGATAGAATATCTTGTTTATCCCAAAATACTCCGTCTAATGTTGCTATAGCATCGCTATCTTTTCCTTTGCCTCTATACATAATGACTATACTAATATTGTTTTAAGTATCGTCTTCTTTACGCTTTCAGGCACTTTAGAATCCACCAATTCATCTTGCATCTCTCTAAGTAATTCTAATCTAGCGTAGAATTCTACTGCTGACTCTTCGTGGTTCATTTCCATAAACATTTCTTTTACTCTTCCCATAATAATTCTATTTTACAAGGTTTAATAATTTTTTTATAATCCAAGCTATACCGACCTGAATCAACTCAAAAGGAATTGTTAGTGCAATAACAAAAGACTCAAATATATACAACAATCCTATCAAAAGGAATATCAGTATAAATTGAGGCTTTCTTATTAAAATCTTGAGTATCTTCATTGAAATATCAACTTGTTTTGAACAAACTTATGACATTTCTTTAATACCAGCAAATATTTTTGCTATTTTTTTGGAGAAAAGTTGTCTTTCCAAATACCTTGACAAACTGCAAACCGCTGATCTCTGTCTGGGAATTCCTCGCCAACCTTAGCGTTCCCCATACATCTGCGGATAAATTCATTGTTCGTCTCGTACTTCTTTGGTTTTAAAAGTGGCATCTTCTAAGCGTTTAATTTTTTCTAATGCTACGACTAAGGCTTGTTGTGTTAGCTTTATATCGTGCTTCATTTTAAATAACTCTGATTCTTTCATAGTGTTTTAATAAAACATATCCAATGTGTATTCATTTTCTTTCCGCTTTTATGACCATATAATGGTTTTTGGTCTGTTAGCTTTAATATTTCTTTTACTGGGAATTGCACTTCACTCCATTTAAATATTAATGTGCCATTTGGTTTTAGTACTCTAAAACATTCTTTAAATCCTTTACTTATGGTTTCCCTCCAATTATCTTCTAAAACACCATATTTTTTAGTAATCTGGCTTTCTGATTTTTGTTTAATATGAGGAGGATCAAAAACAATATGCCAAAAAGAATTGTCAGGAAATTTAATATTTGTAAAATCTCCTATGATATCAGGATTTATAATATTTGTTTTAGTGCCACAAGGATATATATCTATGTGGGTTTCTTTTCTTTTGTCCATAAATAATGCTCTATTATCGCTTTTGTCAAACCACATTCCTTTTACACTACAGCAAACGTCTAATATAATTTTATCTGAATAAGTCTCTGTCACCAGTAAAAAATGATACTATTAATTTAACGATTAATATTATAGATACCATAGAAGTTAGGTATGCTAAAAAGTTTAAGAATGCCATTATCATTTCTGCTGCTTTATTTTCTCAATATACAATATCGCATCAGTCAATTCCTCTTGTAGATGATTCAAAAAGGCATAAAACCCATCTGGACTATCGTATAAAGTAGTTCCGTATTTAGCTATACCTACCTTGCTTCTCAGCCTCATTTTACTAATTACATCCTCCACTATAGGGTCTACAGTTTCTTTGCCTGTGGAATTGGAAATCCAGCCTCCAGATTCAAGCATCTCATTGTACTTTGTTATACTATCACTCATATTGTTAAAATTTATATAATACTTCTGCGTTTCTTATTTGTAAAAATCCAACTTCCTTTTCAATCTTTTTATTATCCTCAAATTCTGTTGTTTTATTGTGGGATTGTATTTGCCATTCAGGATTGAAGTCAAATAAATCAAATCTATAAATTCCTTTAGGAGTGGAATTAATGTATATTGGAGAATCAATATTAGAGCTACATCTTTTATGGAGATTATTATATTTCTTTTTCTCTATTAATAATTCCTCATAATGTGAACCTCTACATTTAAGCTCTATTCTGTGGAAATGAGATGGGCTATAGCAATCCCATTGACTCATCTTATCATTACTGAAAGTCAAATCAGGATAAAAGTTTTCCTTCAGGAAATTGTATAGCTCTTGTTCTCTCATTTATATTCCTTATAAACTCTCTCTAATTTCTTATGGATAGAATTTAAAAAGCATTTACTACAGCTTGTTGTCGTTGCCTTATCATTAAATACTCTGTTGTATATGGCTACCAATTGCTTTTGCGTATCTGCTGGTAAAACATTTTTATTATCGGCAAAATATTTTGTAAGATAATTATATTCGTCTTCTGTTAAGCAATTTGGTTTCTGGTAAGGAAACACTTTATTTAAAACTTCTCTACGATCAGAGCAGCCACAATCTTCTCCCATTATAAACTTAGCTACAGCCCCAATACCAGTAGCATCAAATACCTTTTCTACAGTATCTCCAAGCCCAGTAGACTTAGTCTTTGGAGTCGAGGTATCTTTTGTATTCTTTGATTGCACCTTCTTTGATTTTATTTTTGCCATTGGTTAATGTATTAAATATTGAACTTAAACTTATTTTAGTTTCTTTAGCTATCTTCCTCATACTCATCTCGTTATAGAAATGGATATTAAACACCTTCTTATCGTACCAATACCAGTCATCTACTATCCCATCTATTCTCTCTATAACCTGATCAAAAAACTCCTTTTCCTCATCAAATTTAACCCTACAAGTTTGGTAATCAACTTGAGACTCAGGCAAATCTTCGCTATAGATTATTCTTTTATCTATTTTATGGAATTGCGATAAATATAGGTTTCGTAAGGTTATATAAACATAATAAGTATTGACTTCAGTATCATTGTACATAATCTTGTCCACATCACTAACATAGTCAGTAATACGGATGTACATTTGCTGAACTAATTCATTGGCATCATCATCATTCACTCCGAATGACTTTGCCATATAAATCCAGTCATTATGCTTATCAGCTAATATTTTTATTATTTGCTCTTCCATATGTGGAACGAAATCCCTATAAAACCAATCATTAATTGGACTAAATGTTCGGTTTCTAATTCGTAATCATCATCGAAATCCAAATCTGAATTCCAATAGTTAAATCCGAAACATAATCCGTAAATGGGAAAAAGTTGAATATACATATTTTATAATTTAGTTATTATTACGTCAAGTCTATGAGCGATTTTATCTATCCCCATATATTTAGAGTTTACCTCAACCACAGTAGATAAATCATCGCTATCTATACAGCCACTTTCAACCATAGCATCCTGGAAAAACTTATCTATTACTGATATCACATTCATTAAATCTCTAGTCCTTTTATCAGGAGCATAGTAAAGGTAGTCAATTCTTATTTGCCCAGCAAATTTAAAATCAAGTTTAGACAATATAAAAGATTTAAATCTACGCTTTATGTCGTTACTTATTTGATAATGCCAATTTCTGTAGCTATTCATAGTTAACCATCTTTTTCTATTGCTCCTGTCGATTATGTAAAGAGGCAATGATAGGTGTACTTCTTTTGTTTCTTCTAATTTCATCTATTTTAGTAAAAGGTGTAAAATTATTAAAGTAATAACGACATTCCTTTATGTCAAATTCGATGTTTTCGATATCTTGAGGTATACCTACCAATCTTTGTTTTTTTATCTTCTGAGAACCAAAGGTAACTAATTTATTCGAAAAATCAATAGCCCTAAATGGTCTCCACACAAACATTACGTTATCAGCCTTGTCAGCAAAAGTTCCACCGCCTTTTATATAATTTACATCTGGCTTTGGATACCTTCCATCATCTCCCTTTCTTGGTGTTACCTGATGGGCAACTAAATGTACAGAAATATGGTTATCTACTGCAAACTTTTTAAGATCAGACATAAATCTGGAGATATATAAATCTTCCCTTTCGCCACTTCTCATTTTATGTTGAATAGTGTTATATGGGTCAATTATTAAACTATTTATTCCTCTTTGCCTAATTAGAATCTTTGTCTTCTCCAGTACAGTTTCAAGTAGAAATCCCTTACTCGGATAGATTAAAAAGAAATGATCATTGACAAATTTCAATCCTTCCTCATACTCAGCTATATCCATCTGTAAGCTCTTGTAGGTTGGATTAGTAGTTTTCCCAATATACATTTCAATTAACTCATTTACAAAATCATTCATTGGCATATTCTCAGGAGAAAATACAGCAAACTTCCACCCTTCCATAGCTGCCTTAACACAAGCTAATTGATTCAGAAAAGTAGACTTTCCTTCATTCTGATACCCAGTCCAGATATTAACCTCACCAGGTCTCCATCTCCAGGCATTGTCAATCTGAGGAACATAGGTTGTTGTGCCTTCCTCAACTCCATTGTAAAATCCATCTATAAGTGAGTCTCTAATATCTTCTACTTCAAATATACCTTCTACCTTTGGATATAAGGCACTTTTAAAGCGTTCTACGAGACTTTCTTTGCCTTCGTGGACCAATACCTCATTTGCATCCTTAAAAGGGCTTAAATCGATTAATTTGCATTTTTCAGCTCCTATACGTCTAATTAATTCTCTCTGTAGAAATCTTCCGTTCTCATCATTATCCACAGAAATATAAACATTTTTTGCCCTTCTGAATATCTCATAAGCACCATCCAAACATTGCAGTTTCTTGTCTACTGACTTGTCCTGAGGGTTTGGCGCACCCATATTAACAGAAGTATGGTAAGTACATCCTGCAACTTCCCAACTAAGACTATCTATTTCTCCCTCGCAGATTATTACATTCTCTTTGCCAATTAAACCATCGTAATTATACATTACTGGTTCACCATTTCTAAACTGAGAAAAAGTCTTCTCATTTATGCCTCTGGTTTTATAGTTAACTAATTTACCCTCTTTGTAATAAGTAAATACAATGTTCTCTCCATTCTTAGATGATTTCACATTGTTATTATCTATAACCTCATTTGTTATTCCCCTTGAATTTAGGAATTCTCTTGCCTGATTAGTTATTTGAATAAGATTATCTTCATTTGGCAATGAATAAAAACTATTATCAAATCCATCCATATTAAAATTACCTTTTGCTAGATTTCCAACTTTGCCTTGCCAATTACAATGATGACATTTAAAAACTCCATTCTGTAGGTTTATAGATAACGATAAATCTTCTTTATGTTTTCTGTCTCCTATACACTTTGGACATTTAATCTTCTGTTGTATTTGATTGCCTCTTGGTTGAATACCTAATGTTAAAAATTCTTGTATCATCTTTTTTAGTATAGTACTAAGTATTATATATTTTTTTAATTTATAACTAAGTATATTACATAGTTACAACTAAGTATAATATATTACTATCTATATATATGTGTCATTTTGGCACTTGGGAATAGTTACTGAATATTCTTCGTTCCTTACCATCATTGCCAATAGATCGAGTTCTTCTGGTAATTAGATTCTTACTTTCTAATCTACCTAAAATACGATATAAAGTACGCTGTGTGATGTTTAAATTCTCACATATAACTTTATTACTGGCAAAACAATAATCCTTTACGCCATTCTTACACATTGAATCTATATAGTTTAGTACAATTGTTTCCTTGTGGGATAAATCTAAATTGTCCATATCTGAAAAATTAATAGTTACAAATCCCTTGTTCATAATTCTCTTGTTTAAATAAAAAGAGGGCTTTGATATAATCTCCACCCTCGATTGTTATTAGAAAGGTAAATCAGGTGTTCCTGACTGACTTACTTCTTGTTGTTTAGGGGCTGTAGTTTGATTCTCCGTAGGCTTGTAATCGTTAATCCAAACACTATGGGTTTTGCCATACTGATCAGTTTCACGAAGTCCACCTACTACAAGTTTAGCATAACGCTTTCCGTTATACTCATAAACATAGGATTCTACATCATCAATACATATTGAAATATTAATTAAGTCAAATTTACCGACTTTAACTCCTTTTCCAACATACGTTCTAGGTTTCTGGTTTTCCATAATAAATAAATAAAAATTAATAGTTATTCTTCTAATAAAGCAGCAACTTCTTTGCTAACCTTATACTTTTGTCTAATATCATTTAATGTGAACTTGCCACTATCAATAGCCTTTTTAGCATTCACAAATTGTGTAGTATTCTTCTGCAACCATTGTTTGTTGTCTACTACATCCGCAACAACATCTACATTGTGTGTGTTTGTTGCATCTGCATCCTTAGTATCATCAATCAAAAACAATCCATTAAGAGCATATTTTCTAGCGTAACTACTAGATGCTCCAAACGATTGTGCGATATCCATACCTTTCTTATTAGGAGTAATTCCAGCTTGAGCATTAACAGAAATAGAATTCTCCCCATCACTAATAACAGCTGTTGCCTGGATAATGTAAAGCTCTCCTAATTGGATAGTTTCATCAGTAAGGTTTACTGTTAATTTGTGTTCTTGCAATAATGGTTTTACAGCCTCTAGGATGTCCTCACAACTCCTATAGTTATAATTACCAAAACTGTTTCTCTGATTTTTAGGTGCTTTCAGTCTCCCCTGAATATCCACCAACTTCTCATTTATTGTTTTCATATTGGCAAATCTAAGTATAATTTTCCAACTGACAAAATAATATCAAAGAAAAAAAGAGGCGATTTTTACACCGCCTCAATTTGAACAAAGATAAACAAGAATTATGTCAGGTATTTCAAGAAGACCGAAATCTTCGATGCAAATATAATACCTATTGAATTCACAATCCAAATATTTACCCTATTAAATTCACATTTATTTATCTAGATGATTTAGTAGTAAATTACCATCGTATTCATTAAAGCCTTTTATCTGCTTATATAAATATTTACTATCCGATTTAACTTTACTTTTTTCTAATTTACTAGAATCAATACCAAGATTAGTATATTGTATTGCATCTAATTCTAAAATACGATCAGTACGCTCTCTTATTGATAGCTCAAAATCACGAGCAATCTTCTTCGCTAACTTTCTAATAGTTAAATCTTCAGTCATTTTATATATATATTAAAGGTTAATTATCTCTTACCTTGACCTCTATAAAGTTTCTTGTAATTCTTAGAGGATTTTAAATGGCTTCTTTTACTCTTTGCGTGAACACCTGGTCTTTTTACCTTAGGCTTCTTTTTGTACGTTACTACTTGTTGTTTTTTAGCCATTTTTAATATTCTTTACATTCAAAAACATATTCGCAAATCATTTGCCCATCTTCATTAGGCTCTCCGCAAACTCTATCTAAATACTCACAATGAAAATCAGTTTGCTGACTACAAGATACGAATAAAAGAACAAATAATAATCTTATCATTTCTTAAAATTCACTCCTATCTTATCAGCAGTTCTTGCGCCAAAATACCCACATAATACCCAAGTCAATAAGTCCGAAGTATCACTTGTATCTAACCCATAGAACCAACCAAATATATAGGCAAATGTCAAGGTTGCTAAAGTAAGTGGTCTAACGTTTCTTGCTAACCAACTTTGAGAATTACTATCGGCAACCCAACGTTTCGTAATTCCGTCAATTTCTGAGCGTTCTACTCGTAATTTTTCTAACGCTACTGCTTTGTCAGCCTCGTTCATTTCAGAACCGTCTATAATAGCTTCAATGACGTTTCCTACAACCGTATCTTCTGCTATTTTGCCTACGACATTAGGTATCTTCTCTAATAGAAATTTACCTACTCCTGTATCCTTAAACTTTTTTTTACCCTCACCCATTAGTAAGTCCAAATAACATTAGAGGGTTTGCTTGGGTCATCATCAACGTGAATAAATGTTTTGGCAATACCGATACGATTGAATCCGCTACGAATAAGAGCGTTTATAACTATCCATCTATCAGAACCACTACCAACCGAAATATCGGCTGCGTGTCCTTTCATATGGGCAGAATCAGGAGATGCTTTGTAACCTCTATTCAATAAATCTTCGTTATATTCTTTTGTTCTATAACCTGAAGTTATCTTAAAAGGGATTGAAGATATTGCTCTTGCATTATCTAATTTGGTAAGAAATCCACTATCCATATTAACCCCTGAATTAGGTAGGTCAGGAGAATCAAACTCCGATAGGGAAAAGTACTTAAGATTCATACTAATATTTCGCTTAATAAAACTACTGCTACAAAGATATGGACAACTACCATTATTTTTTTATTTATTGCCCATTGAAGTAAATACCAATTTTTAACATTCTCAATTACTTCGCCTCCTATTTGTTTTATCTTATCCATTATTTTCTTTTATCTTTTTGTAAATA